CGGAAATTGTATTTGAATTATTACCTCAGTTGGGGAATAATATTAGCACGGTAACTACTCCAGGAGATGGAAACTGTTTTTGGCATGCTATTGCCATATCTTTAGATGGAAATAATGATAACGCAATGAAATACAAGCAGCAATTCATAACAGCAATAACACCTACTGTTGATGATATATATAGCCCACTCATGAACCAATTATATTTAGCAAATGACACAGTAACGTTGCCAATACTCATGTATGCAATGCACACTAGATATTTAGGGACTCAATACACAATGGGATTAGCTAACCACACACATCTACAGACTCACTTTGATGATGAAGGTTATTTTGAATTAGCTTATGTGCCTCTAGTAGAATTAGTACTCGGTGTAACAATAATAATAATAATCGGCGAAAAAGTCACCACCAGTAAACAACTAGGTACGATCATACCAGGCAAAACAGCTCTAATACATTATGAAAAAGAACATTTTAGTGGAGTAAAAGTACAACTAGTTGATATAAAAACTACAAATTTTCCAGACGTGGTGACAAGCTTACAAGTAGCACAACTTTTCGTACCACCAATCGTATTTGAAAAAGCACGATTTGAATATTTGCATCAGCACACTTGCACAACTTGCAAAGTGAAGTACATGCATTACCACAACCACGCACGGAAAAAGAATCATACACAACATCCAAACCAGTGTCCAAACAACCAATGTAAAGCCTATTTTTTAACTGACAAATTTACAGGAGTAGAAAAAGCACTACCGTACTCAATATTACCTAGTACAAATGGTAAGCGATATGAATTACCACTACCAGCAGACGAACAACCACAACAACCAAGTGTACCTACAATACAAGTAGTAGAACCAAAAAATATGTTGAGCACAGATTTAGAAGATGACAACTATGATGGACCCAATTATTCTTTAGAACAAGATCAAGAAATTGCACAAGATGACGAACATACTAAATCTAATTGTGATTCATGTCAAGAAGAAGGGAATCCACAAATATATGAAAAGGTCACCAAGCTAACTTGCATACATCGATTATGCGATCGACACAATATGACTATGTTGAGAGCCCAAAAATTGTTGTCAACCTCACACCCTTACTGCCCCATATGTGCTATGAAAGTAATAGAAAAACCATCTTGCATCAAGACACTAAACGAGGAAAATCACCAATGCAAGAATGATGATAATTGTCAGGAACGACCTTTTGCACTTGAAGGCAATTTAGCTTATCTCACTAAAAAATTGGATGTTTTTATGGATGATGTGAATTTCGCAACACACGTCACCAAAGGTATTAAAGGAAAGATAAAGAGCAACACAATGAACACCAATCCGCACAACGATTGCGCAGTACTAAGGCTAATATTTGAACAATCCAATTTAATAGATGCATACAGAGCAGTACCAATCAAAGATTCAAAATTGAGCAAATACTTTGGTGTAGTAGTCGATGTCGGGACCTCAGCTAGAATGATTAAAACACTGTTACCTATGAGGATGTTACACCCAGAAATAGGGAGAGACGATTATAATAGGAAACTAGCAATAACCCAAGCACGAGAGATAGCGAGAATGGAAGACTCACCAGGAATCTACCTGCCAATTACACTGCAAGAATATGTGAAAACCAATGTAGAAAAATATACAATATTCAATTTCACAGATTCCATATACTATTTTTCATACGCAGAACTTAGCCAAGCTTTTATGACAAGGCAAGATGGTTTAGTAGCAGTGGGAAGTTGTCACATCTATATGCAAGACGGAGATATCATCGCAGGCAACAAGAAAGTAGGCAAAGTTGAGATTGATAAAACAACTAAGCAAATGGTTATGCAGGTAACAGGAAATCCAAATCAATATAGACACAATTGTCCCTTCCCAGAATTAAGTCATCAAACCCAACATGACTTCTATACCAATGAGACACACACATTTAGTGTACAAGAAATAGAGAGAGTGAATCTATCAGCCACCTGTTACATCCGATTTCACATAGTGAAAATACCTAACCGTTATATTACAACACAGACCCATATACCCAAAACACAATGTGTAGTTTGTGAAACACCAATAGATGGTCCTTGCGCCACTACAAATGTCCATAACTCAAGAATCAATTGCACCACATCGATATGCAACGAGTGTTTAAACCAAATCCCATTAAAACAAATGGACAAATGTCTCAGATGCATGTGTCATACCACATGGTTATTACCATCAACGCCAACTGGACAACTGCTCAACACCCAATTGGAAACATATAGGAGAAATCGAGACACGCGACCAGAGATACCCCCAACAATAATAGTAGGTGAACAAGCAACACCAAGCACACCAACCGTACCAGCAACACAACCGCGAATGGGACACAATTACACCACCAAAAAACAGCATATAGCACCCCTAACACCATTAGATTTTGAAGAACCTTACCAAATAATGACAGCAGGAGGTCAATATTCAGTATTATTGCCATTTAAAGGATCAACTAAAGTACGATACTATAAGACAATACCATCAGAATTCAGGATCACAGATAGTGAAACATGGCAAACTTTACAAACCATAACAGAGACGTACACATTCACTATTCCATTAGAAACAATACAAAAGTGCTTGAGATGTACTTTTGCACCTAAAAACTTCTCTAAAGAGTTACTATTGGAAATGACTAAAATACTGATGACCGATGCGGCAAAAATCGACCTACCAGTGGAATACATACCGATTGTTATCGAGTACATAATTGCTAAGCAAGTTAAGTTAATGGCAGATATAGTTACTATAGAAGATAGTAGATTATTCCACACCCTATCGCAACTAGTTAATCGAAAGTTAGATTCCAAACCAATGGGATGTTTTAGGAAATGGTGTACCACTTTTAATTTCAATAAACATAGGTTAAATGATATTGCCAAGAACATTGATGTGAAAAAAGAAGAGGGGCAGTTAATAAACCACTTGACTAAATGTACAAGGAGCAACCCTTCACAAAAGATGCCACATAGTGAAATACAGCCCCTGCTACAAGCACCACAACAACCACCACAAGAAGTAGAACAAGTGTTAGAACTCAAAACAGTGACATCACAACAAATAGATGTTTATATGGATGAACCCAAAACAAACAAGCGGGCGTGTTGTAAGAACATCAATCCATTCAAGTGTATAACAGGGACATTATACAAGTGTTGCTCAAAAATTTCAAAAGTGTTCAAAAAACAACTAGATCAAACGGTACAACCAAGTGAATTACAATCAAAACACTCTGATGAAGAATCAATAGGCTATAGTTATGAAGCTAGAAATGTAATCAACGACACACGATCTAAAGATACCTCCATCAACAGTATACTCATACCAAATGAAGATGGAGGTTTGTTGTCCAAGTGACAACTTTGGGAACCGTTGGACCAACCACAAGGCGATGTAGTGGTTAGGGCCAACTGTAATGCTCAGGCTTTTCAAAATGAATTAGACGATTATCAATTCAGACCTGAACATAAGATACTCGCCAACAGTTTTAACTACGACTTAAATACCAAAATAACAGACATTATTTGTACTTGTAAGAACGCAGCTAAACTAAAGAAAATATTACCTACTACTACCACAGCTCAACCGGTGATAATTTACCCCCAATGCCCACGAATATTATTCACAGCTTTTATGCGACAATTGAGACAAAGCCCAAATACCGCAACTCCTTATATGATACGTAAATATCAGGCTTTTTGCGACCATAGATTTCAAACCATCATTCAACCATTACTCAGAGACTTCGAATATGATGTTGATGATTGGATGAACCATGTAACAACTCGCAACAAGCAATTGGAAGTGTTACCATACTACGAACAATGGCTTTTAGGAATCAAAGATGGGCAAGATTGGAGTAATAATGACTATACACTATTTGCTAAGAGTGAAAAACAGACTAAAATAAACGGCAAATGGCCAAAATGTCGCGCGATATCTGCCTGTCCACCAAATGTAAAATGGATAATGGGACCAGTGATATATGCACTCGAAAAACTCTTTGCAACACTGCCTGGATATAAAATAGTCAAGTATGACTCAGACATGAATGTAGTAGGAACTTGCAAAACATGGGAAGAGGTTGAAGACAAATATGAAATTCTAGCTCACAAAGGTTATGACATATCCATAGACATTGATGGATCCGCTTGGGATAGTACACAGTTAAACCATATGAAATATCCAATATTTTTAATATATGAATACTTAGCAAAACATTCAATGATCCATCATGTAGACACTGATTTATTCTTGAATATTGCAACAGCAAAAAAACGTAAATTGACTGCTAAATCTTACATAAATGGAAGAGAGTACATCATATTTAGCGCCCTAATAGATGCTACTATGTTTTCCGGATCTATGGATACCACTTTCAGTAATACAGAAACAAATAATACAGTAGGAGAATTTGTGAAGCACTGTGCAGGCCTTGGCGAATTAGATTTAATACAAAACTGCGCAGGAGATGATTACAATGGATTCATTAACTCACAAGTATACAAGAATCATGAAGTCGAATTTCATATAAAACAATGCTGGACACAACTTGGATTAGTACCAAAACATATTATAGTCGGTGATTACTCTAATATCAATTTTTGCTCTACTGCAGTAATACCATACAAAGACGCCAAGACAAAAAGCAACAAATTTAAGATAATACGACAAATAGATAGGCTTAACCCATTAAGTCACTACAGTATCAAAGCGTTGCACTACTCTGCAGCTCAAATGAAAACACATTACAGAGATTTGAAGAAAGGGCTGCAATATTGGGGCACAGGTGTGCCACTAATCCAAGAGTACATTGATGCATTTCAACATTATGAAGACAAAATCCCAGGTGAATACGGCAAGATACCCGATCCCCAATTAGGAAAAATGCATTTTGGAACCAAACCACCAGTAGAACAACAAAAAGCAACTTATGAAGAGCAAATGGAAACGTTCCGAGTGTCTGTGAAGTTACCACCTAGAGAAGCAGTGATGGACTTCCTACTAACCAAATACCAATTAACACAAGATAGTCTAGTTAAAATTAAAGAAGGCTTATACAAGCAAATATGTTATGACGAATTACTCAATAACAATTAGGTCCAATGGTCTCCCAAACCAACAGTGAAC